ATATTCACCGTCAAGAGGACACTTGAGGTCAAAGGCAATACCTGCGGCCTTGATGGACTCAACCATAAGGATACCGACACGGTCTGCCTGAGCCTCAGGAGCCTCAATCTGGTACTCGTCGTGGATAGACCCTAAGAGCTTATACGTCAGATTCCACTTGGGGGCGAACTGTGTGAAGATCTGTAATGCCTTCTTCATCACCACAGCACCCGCTGATTGTAACAGTGTGTTCAGGGCAGAATGTTCACTTCTGATGTGAAGGCATCGTCCATCCAGTCCTCTGAGGTAACCTCGTTGGGAGGCTGTTGAGACTCGTTCTCTAAGCTCTGCAAGTGCGGGAGTATTGTCGAGAAAGCGTTGTCTAAGTTTCGCTCCAGTCCTCTGACTTCCGTCCACAATAGAACCGATCTTAGCGTCTCCTGCTCCGTAGAGGAAAGCGTATATAAATGTTTTTGCCTGAGATCGTGTAGACAGTCCTGCATTGCTCTGGTTCTTTGTATGAATGTCTCCGTTAAGGATTTCATAAGTATACTCCTCGTCGTTCATGTAATGTGCGAGCATTCTAAGCTCAAGGCCAGATGCATCCACTCCAACTAACTTGTGCTGTTCTGGTACGATCCAACAGGCACGACAGTCCTCTCCATAAGGAGCACCGACAGCCGGAACTTGAGCCATGTTAGGACTGCTGTGTGTCATACGTCCTGTGACTGCTCCGATTGCGTTGACCTGTCCATGCACTCGACCGTCATCCTCGACTGCGTCAATCCACGATTGGACTTGTGCGATCCGCTTCTGAACCATGAGATACTCCGCAATAAGTTGAGCCTCAGGAATATCAGTAACAGTCTCCAAGACCTTCTCGTCAACAATAGCTTGACCAGTCTCCGTAAACTTCTCAGGCTTCCAACCGAAACGCCTAAGATACCTCCCGATCTGCTTGCGTGATCCTAAGTTAAACTCAGGCCAATCAATACGAGAGAATGTACCGCCTACGTTCTTCCAGTCGTCCCCAAGGAACTTAAGGCCAACTGTTGATAAGTCACCATCCTTTTTGAACTTGGGTACGATCTCTTTAACGAACGTAGGTAACGGCGTAAATTTCTCGTGCACTTGTTCTTCAAGATCATGCTGTTTCTCCTTTAGTTCTGCAACAAGGTCATGTGCCTTGCGTTGATCTAAAAGCCAACCGTTTTGGATTTGCTTTGTAATTGCACACTGTACTGAGTGCTCAAGAGCAAAGCTGTCACCTCCAAATTGATTAAGGTTCTCACTGAGTTTCCGGTAAACTCGTTCAGTAACCCTAACGTCCTGCTGACAATATTCCACCATTTCTGGCGTAAGCGCAGTCCAATCATGATAGTCTCCTTTGGGAAAGTTTAGACGCTGACCCCACGCATCAAGCGAATGGCCTCCTTCAAGCTGTGGATTGTATAGCCTTGACATCACAAGTGTGTCTGTCACGTCTCCGGTTATACGAACGCCTAGGATTCTTTCGACAGCGGGAATGTCATAGCCAATCAGGTTGTGCCCTATGTGTACAGTCACATCAGAGAACAGTTCTTCAACCATCTCTTTTGTTGGGTGCTCAAGCGTATATAGCTCGTCACCTTTGATCGCACACAGACACCAAATCTTAGTTGGCTTCAGTCCGTCTGTCTCAATGTCCCAGATGCACTCCATCAGAACTCCTCAATGTTGTTGGCTTCATGAACGTCTGGTTTCTCGCCTCGTTCAAGACGACCAGTCAATGCATTATAATACAGCCAACCCGCTGACCCTGTCAAACCTGTACGACGACACTTGACGACCTGCACTTGTGTGCTGTTCCGTGCATACTCGTCCTCTGCCATCTTGTCACGACTCAACAGAATCGTATTGAATGCGATCTGGTTAATAGAGCCTGAGCCCTTCAGGTCGTACTCGTTGACGTTGTGAGGGTTCGTCAAGCTAGGCTTTCGCATATGACTGACGACAATCACAGAGACATCGGTTTCCTTAGCCAACTTGAGCAAACGATCCATGAACTCATCAATCGTCTCGTTGGAGTTACTTGTGACAGCCGCTTGGAGAGGGTCAATGATAATCACATCACACCCGTTTCCTTTGACCATCGCTCGTAGCTTCAAGAACAACTCATCAGTATCCACAGCACCGTTGTGGTCAAGCAACAGGATACGACCGTCTGTAATGATCTCAGAGCGTAACTTATCAAAGTCTATGTTCTTACGATCCTCAAGCGACAGATTGTGTCCTGTGTGTATCGTCAAGAGATTCTCGACAGCTTCACCATTGGATGCCTCAAGGAACGCACAGCCAATCGTCTTACTGGTATTCTTCCAGAAGTGATAGGCGATCTCGTTAACCATAGTGGTCTTACCAACAGAGGTCAGAGCACCGATAACGGTGATTTCTCCTGCGGCTATGCCTCCGTTGAGCATTGAGTTCAGCATCCCAAAGGACTCAGGGAAGGGAATGACCTCCTCTGTGCCCCTCTTGATGAAGTCAGACCAAGCATCCTCTAGAGTAATCACTCCAGTCATGCGATACGCTTTGGCTTCCCACCATTCAGCGGTGAACTGTCGGACTTTATTGTTCAGAAGGTAGTCTGAGGCATCCTTAAATGCTCCCAGAGCTACGATCTTAGCCTTGTTAGGGCTGAGTACCTGAGCACACTTCTCTGCCGCCTCACGACCCGCAGGATCGTTGTCGAAACAGATCACGACGTTCTCAAAGCCCTCAAGCCACTCAAGGTTCTGCTTAAAGTCCTTGACAGCACCTCCCGCACCTTTGGACACAGAGACGACAGGGTAACGAGCCCCTAGCATCTCAAATGCCGCCAGTGCGTCAAGCTCGCCCTCGACGACGGTCACATAACGACCGCCTGTCTTGAACAACTGCTGACCGAATAGCGTATTGCTACGCATATCCCCCATCGTGCGGAAGGACTTAGTAGCGACCTCCCGCACCTTACAACCAACTAGTGAACCGTTGTTGTCGTAGTAGGGGTAATATTGCGAGTGTTGGTCAGAATGTACGTTGAACCGTTTCGCAACTGATTCCGGTATCTTGCGATCTGTAATCGCTTGACAGGTTCCATACATTTCCACTGGCTTATTGTACGACACAACATTACTAGCGGCTTCCACAGTTTCAACCTCCTTAAAATAGGTTTGACAAGCAAAACAGTATCCATGTCCGTCCGTGTAGACGGCGAGAGCATCACTGCTCCCGCAATCCGGGCACGGATCGTGCCGAATAAACTCATCAGAACTCTCCATCATCCTCAAGGCCTACCTCTCCTTTCTCGACGACACGGACAGCCTGAAGATACGGTGAGACACCGTGGACAGGGTGTGGCTGTCCTAGGTTGTACTTGATGCGTACCTTGTCGCCATAGCGGACAGAGGACTTACTGACGGGTTCGCCGTCGTTGTCGATGACAGGGAACTCGTCGAACTTGGTGGCGAACTTCCGCTGTGCTTGGTTTTTGTACTCACGGATCTTGACGCCCTCTGACTGGAGCTTTTCAGCTTCAGACTCGTCGAGGGTTAAGACCAACGAATACTTACCAGTCGATTGACCGTTGTATACTTCATGCTCTGCTAGGTTAGCAAAAGCGACCGTTCCAGTTACTACTGACATTATCTGACCTCCTTAGGTGCAGGTGTTGTAATTGGGGTGTCCTGTAAGACAGCCCCAAGCTCTAAGAGACGCTTGCCTGACAAGTTAGACAGACACGCATCGTATTGCGGTTCAGGGTCGTCAATCTGGTCAAAGACCCTGTTCCGTAATTCCATTAGTATAATCGCTGTTGAGATATTATGCAACAACATAACGACACTCCTTGATAAATTCTTTCCACTCTACCTTAGTTAACTTAAGTTTTTTACTATTAGTTTTTTTAATATTAGTCCTAAGGTGTTTCCTAGGTTTCCTAAAGTGTTTCATAAGTTCCCCTGTGTATACTTAAGATTATACCATTATTCCTGTCTTTTCTCAACAATTATTCCTTGAACAAGATCACCTATTGTGGCTTCTTGCTCATAGAGCGTAATCTTGACCTCTGTCAAGCAGTCACTGCACAAATCAAAGAACTCTCCGTTAGTGTCCTTTCGTGTGCTTTCGTAGTCCGTTAGTTCAATGTTACAAGCAACGCATCGCATGGTCTTAGTCCTCTTTGTTGTTCCAGTAAGTTAGAGCCCACGACAGGAGCCCTCCTGATATCATGGCTATCGCTATCGCTCCAACCCAGAGCAACACAAAGTCCTCA